CCCTGCGCGGGGGCTGGTGCTCAGCCCCTCCCGCATAACCCTCGAAAACAACGGAAAAATCCGGCCGCAGCCGGATCGGGAGAACGCTTTCGCGAAGGCAAGTGGCGGAGAGGGTGGGCTTTGCATTATTATGCTAAGCATTTGAAATAACGAACGTAATGTTTTGGCGCGCTCGGCTTCCCTAGCGGCTTCCCTAGCGGAGCGTTTCCCCCCCACCACCGCCGCACAGACAGATCGGCCAGCAGTCCCCACAGCGCCCGCGCCCGAAGCCGTCGATGACCACCCCCTTGCGCCCATGCAAGCTCCCTGTCCCGGAGCGGAGAGGATCGGCCCGGCGAGGCGGTGGACCTCGGCCAGGGCCGCCCCGCGCTGTGGCGTCCTTCGCCCTGGGGATCAGCGAAGGCCCGGCCGCTGGCATCCTGGTAGACCTGCAAGGCCAGGTCGAAGCGGTGGGCGATCAAGGCGGCCGTGGGCATCAGATCGGGGCGGTCCTCCTGGTCAGGTCGAGGCCAGCGGCGGCAGCCGTGATCGGGCGGCTCGGTCGCGTCGGATTTCAGCCTGCCGCCGGGCCAGGTGGGTGTATGACCGGCACCGGCCAAGGCCGCCCCGCCGGCGCGCGCAGGAGCGCGGCGCAGGCGGGCCTTGGGCCTGGCCCGCCCCTACCAACCCGGCCGTGAGGGCGAAAGGGGCCTTGTCGGCCCGCTCCTAGGCGCTGCGGGGTATGCTGGTTTTTCCGACCGCGCAGGAGGTTCCGATGGCGTTACCGGGCTGGGCAGGCATCGCCCGCCCCTGCCGGCCGGAAAGCGGGGACGGCCATTCTCGGCGGCGGTCATGATGGGAATGGCTGGGCGTCGGGAGGGGGCCGAATTAGGCCCCCATCAGTTCCGCAAGCGACGATGCGTTCTCGCCCCGGTGAAGCAAGACGATGTGGTCCGGTTCCGAAACGAACCAGGCAACGCTTCCCCAGGCAAGCTGGGCAACCGTCTTCTTGAAGCCTGCCGAATTGCGGTCCTGGTAGGCGGTCATGAAGGCGATGTGTGAACGGTCGAAGCCAGCCGCGTCCGTCAACTGGAAGATCGCCTCACGCCGCCGCTCGGTCATGGCGCCATCGGTCGCCACGACCTCAACGAACAGGATGATGGGATCAGGCGGCCCGAGGTCTGCCAGGATCAGGTCCGGTAGGTTCTTGTCGGCTTCGATCTTCAAACCGATGGCGCCGGCAATCCTGTCATCCCGCATTACGACCTTGTTGCCGCTTTCACTGAGCCATAGCACCGCAGGCTGATCGAGGAAGCGGGGGGCGAAGACCTCGACCACGGCCTGCGAAATGACGGAGCTTGGACCAGGTGCAAGCTGCCGCGTTTCGCCGCTGGGAAATCTCACGAGCACGCCAGTCGCCCCGGCGGCGGCGCCGGCACGCATGATCGTGACGCGTGCCAGGGCTGCCTTGCTGAGGTGGCGATGCTGGAAGTCGCTTATCGCTGCGTCAAGTTCCGATCCGGTCAAAGCAGGGTCGAACAGGGAAGCGAAGTCGCGTTTGAGGGCATATCGGGGAAGCCCAGAGGTGGTAGGAAGATCGTTGCGCCGCAGCACTGCGCCCACGCCAACAAGGCCGTCTCTCAGCGTCTCGTCCCGGATCGGCTCCCGGGTGTTGTCAGCGTACCATCGCTGCCCCTCGATCACGACCACCTTCTTCAAGACAGCCTCGGCATAGCCGTGCCGGTCGGCGTCTTGGTCTTTGGCAGCTTGCTCGACCGTCATCCTGTAGACGTGGACCGGGCCAAGATAGACGCCCGACCCTTCGACCGCGCCTATGTAGAGCGCTGCGAAGACCGTGCTCGCGGCCAGCTCACGGGTGCAATAGGTTCGGTTGGGTGTACCTTCCGGGAAGATCAGAGGCAGGCGATGCGCGACGAGGTCGCGGCTGACATACGGAGGGAGAACAGTCATTCCGGCTTCCACCCGTAGAGGCGATCTATCTTCGAAGCGATCATGGCGGGATCAGCCTTCCCCGAAGCGATGAGCCTGGCGAGAGGTTTCAACTGTCGGGCGTCTGGCAATGGCAAGTGCTCAAGCTCGAAGGCAGACACGGCCACACTTCCGCTCATGCACCTAAAAACCTGGTCCACAGTCCGGCTGTTGAGAAGCGCCGCAAGAACGCTCGGAGGGACCGCGGGCTGCCCTACAGGCCAGATCATGTTGAGGTGGTTTTCCACTACCACTCCCCCATGCTGGCGGATGAAGGCCTCGGGAAGTTCGGCGGCGATGAGCCGTCGCGCCTGCTCCTTCGCGGTGGTCCTTTGGAGGAGGACACAAGGCGTTTCCACGCGAAGCCAGTCGTCATCCGGTCCGAGTTCGAAGTAAGGCGCATGGTTGCGCTTGAGCGCCCGGAAGACGAAGCGGCCATCTGGGCTTACGCACTCGGCCCAGATCAAGGGCAGGACGTCGCCTTTACCGGGATGGGAACGAAGTTGCCCCTTGTGGCGGTTCCACACCAGGGGGCCGGTTGAGACGGCATAGCCGTAGTGGCTAAGCCGCGATGCCATGCCTTCAACCCGGGCGATCAGTCCACTGTGCCCTGGGGTGCGCGGTGCAAGCCAGGGTGCGGCGCAGTCGCACGGCAAGCCGATGGTGCCATTGCGCACCACCTCAGCGTCGCTTTCCGTCCTGACGTTCACATAGTGCACCCTTGCCCGCTGCTGGACCGCCCCCCGGGCGAAGATCGTCAGGACGGTCTCTTGCAGAACGTCCTCGAACACGCCGCGCCGGGCATTCACGAAGTCGATTGCAGCAGGCGGGGCCTCGGTCGCCAGCAATCGGCGAAGGGCGGAGAAGTACTGCCCGGCAAGGAAGCTGGTCGGAGTAAGGAAAGCGATGTGCCCGCCTGGTTTGGCCCAGCGAAGGGCCAGGTCGGTGAAAACCCCATAAAGGTTCGCATGGCCGAAAAGGCTCCGACCGAACAGCGCGCGTTGTTCGGCGGACAAGGCCACGCGGCCATAGGGCGGATTGCCAATCACAAGGTCGAACTTCGGGTCCGGCTGAATGCTGAGGGTGTCGCAAACCCGCACCACCGTGGGCACCTTCCTCCGTGCGGCCATTGCCAGATCGTGCAGCACGACTTCCAGAGAAGCCTGAGCAAGGCCCGCAGCCACCGGGTCGATCTCCAATCCGACCAGACGCGAGCCGATCCGCCTCAGCGCCACTGCCGGGGATACACCCCGAAGGTCCGCCTCCATCCTTGATGCCGCAGCTACCAGGAACGCCCCGGCACCGACCGCCGGGTCAAGAACACGAGCGGACGACCAGTCCGTCCCGGTTTCGGCCGCAAGGTCGGCGAGGCGTTCGACCAGGCACGGCGGCGTATAGTACGCCCCCAAATCACCGCGTGTCCGGTCTGGAAGCATCGCAGGATAGAGGCTTGTGATGAAGTGCAGCCCTTCGGACAGGGGCAGTGAGGCGGCATCTTGCCCCACGGTTCGGGCCAACTGCTCCGCCACATGGTCGAGCGTTCCGAACGGTCTGTGGAAGGGCGAGCTAAGGACGATGCCCGGCCGTGCGCGTTCTGCGAAATGCTCCAGCGCAAGTCGGGCGAACAGCCCAGCCATATCCCCGCGCCGGTGTTCGCTGATAGTGTTGGCCCAGGCACGGCAGACCGAGCGCGCACGGGCCAATTCCGCGCGCAGCTCTTGCGACGGGGCAGGTTTCCCAGGCTCGGCCAGTCCGATTGCGGCAAGAGGTCTCGCAGGCATGGTCGCACAATGCAAATCGCAGATCGCCGCGGCAAGCGGCTTCGACGGGAAAATGTGACCACCACCTCAGCCTTGCGAACATATGCCACGGCTCGGCCATCTGGCATCGGTGGTCAGAGGAACGGCACCCGGTCGCGGTCGAGGCCCTGGGCGATCAGGGACAGGCCTCGGTCGCGCAGGCGGTAGGCCAGCGACCTATGCACGCCCCGCGCCTTCAACGCTCCGTCAAAGGACCGCCGGTAAGCCTTCGAGGCGGCCCACAGACCGCACATGCGGGCGCTGCCGTAGTGGTTGGGGCAGAGGTATACCGCAGGCCATTCGAGCGCGGCCATGTGGCGCGACACCTGAGCGGCGGTCGGCCGGATGCGCGGGGGCGGCAGGTCAGCGGGGTCGTCGGCGCTGCCAGGCGCCGCATCCCACCCGAGAGCGAGACGGTCATCCGCCGACAACGCCGCTTCCGGCAGCCGCAGTCCGAAGTAACCAGCCGGGCCGGTCCTGCCGGCCGCCCACCGCGCCCATTTCAGCGCCTCGATCAATGCCTCGCCCACGAGCCGGGGCGACCACTGTTCCTGCGGGTCGGGCCGGGCGTCCGTGGCCCGGATCGCCCGCAAGGCATCGGCGGCCCATCCCTCAAGGTCGGACACCGGACGCTTGTGCTTCGCGTAGCGCGGCAGGGGGGCGGCATCGAACATGGCGGCGGCCTCTTGGCGGTGGAGGGCAAGGCCAATGTATCCGACCGGCGACTCACCGCAAAGCCCGCGCCAGTCGGTGCCGGGGGCGGGGTGCAGGGCCTCGGCCAGCTCCACCAGACCAGGACCACCAGCTCCGGCGGCGGATCGAGGCGAAGCCGGTCATCCGTCATGACCAGGCGCAGGCATCAAAGGCCGGAGATCGGCACGGCGGGCGGCAATCCGGGGCGGGATGCCGCGTGCGCCTCAAGGCTGGCGGCTGGCAGGCCTTGGCCTTTGCCCGGTGCCCCGGCAGCCGGAAGGGCGCAACGGGCACGGGCGGGCGGTATTTCAGGGGTTCCCGGCCATGCCCGGCGATCCCCCGCCCCGTTAGACCCGGCAGGTAAGGTCGGGGCCAGGGGCCGGAATGGCGCGGGGCGGCCATGATCGGCCGCCCCGCGATGCCCCCGGATGGGCGCCCGGGAGGTCTACCTCACTCCCAGCTAAGGCTGACGCTGCCTGTATCGAAGGTGTCGGTTCCGGCCGCGGTGGTGATCCTGATCCGGGTCAGCGTGTCGGTTAGGGCCTTGTCGCCGGCAATGATGCTCATGGCCGAGGCCGAGCGCCGCACCGCGCCGGAGGCGGTCCAGACCTCGGCCCGCTGCCATTGCAGCGTGATCCGCCCCGACAGCGCATCCGCCGCCGCCGCAGGCGTGATCAGGAAGCCGGCGGTCGAGCTGGTGTGGCTGATGGCAGTGCCTGAGGTGTTCATGCACGTCGCATTGTAACCCGACATCTCGATCCCGCCGCTGTCGCCAAGCTGGACCAGCACGCCACTGGTGCCGCTGGTCGAAAGCCCGGCGAAGTTGATATGCAGGTGGTCGATGTAGGAAGGCGCACCCGTGAAGTCGATGACGGTCTGACCCGCCGCGGCCACGGCCGGCTGGTCGTAGATAAGGTTCGGGGCCTCCATGGCATCGAGGAAATTTCCCCAGGTGGTCGCCTTCAAGGCCGCCGCGATCAGGGGCGACATTTCCGCGCCGACGCGCACGACGCTGTCCACGCCGCCGACGGTCTTCTTCATGAACAGCGCGGCGTCCCGAGTGTTCACCGCCAGCTCGCCGCTGGCGAGGTCGGAGACGAGCGGGACCTTCCCGGCCACGGCGGCGCGCTTTAGCTGGATGGTCGAAGGCATTGTTGATCCTTTCAGATGTTGTCGAGAGCGCGGGCCAGCGCGGCCTGTGTCGCGCGGGTGATTTCCTCGATCCGGCGGCGGGCGCGAATGTCGCGCGTGATCCGCGCCGGCAGGGCCGAGAAGGCCGTCAGGATTTCCCCGCAGAGCGCGTCCGTTGCGTTCTCGGCGTCTTCCAGCGGGATCAGGTCGCGGCGAGCCTCGGCTAGGCGCAATTCGGCAGCGGCGGCCCGCGCCTGCCGCGCCCGCTCCGAGGCGGCCGTGGCGGTGCCAGCGCGCATCTGCGACCGCATTTCCTCGAAGAACAAGGGCAGTGCCGTGGTGACAGCGACCCGGCCCTCGTCGTCCTGAGTTACCTTTCCGGACTTCACCAGCCGGTCGAGGATGCCATCGGGCG